TTCAAAACAACCGAACTTTTCACGGCACATGATTTACAAGTGGCCTCAGTACCAACCCACGACCCGGAATATTCGTTTCTTACCACATATCCGTCAGACATTCCCCCATAAACATACCGACCCCCGTAACTATCCCTTACACCTGTGGCGGATTCAAAATACTGTGGGGAGTTTTTTTTAAACCATTTCTGCTTTCTAAGAGAATAAACTAGCCAAATATTATTAGACGTACTCGATCCATAAGGCATTTGCAGATTATACTCAAGGTTATCATAATCAAAAAATCCTATCGCCTTATAAGCATATTTGTAATTTATTAATAGATTCGGTTTTGTCTTGTCAAAATACTGCTCAAGTCCAGCTACTCTGGTAATGTTCGTACCGTCGCTCATTACCACGCCTGAAGAACTTAACCACATAGCAATGTGATTACCATCTGATATCTGCATGGTGTCAATGGTAGAAGGCGCAATACACCCTGTTTTGTCTGAAAGCCTGTGAACCGTGAAAGTATCTGGTGTTGTTCCCTGTACCTGCCATGTTTCATTTTTTTTGTGTAAGAGCATCAAGTCATAATTACCAGACTCATACTTTACGGTCATTGAAACGCCTGAAACAATCTCTCCATCGCCACCTATCCGGTATCTGGCACTATCCCTGCCATTGTATATAAAAGGCGCATTGGTGGCCGAAATAAGGATATCAGCAGGGCCGTCTGAGAGATTCGCCAGAACAGCCCTGTTATTAAAACTCAATGGAAACTTGGAGCTAGGAACGTCCTCAACATACGGAATGCCCTCAATGTAATAAGGCTTTACACTGGCTGAAAGGGTCTTATCCCAGACAAGTTTATACTGATAGAATAGCTGCCCATAATCATCAGCGTACATATGCTCCTGAGGTCTGGGAAAGCCTTCAAAGGTAATTACCCCGGTTTTTGCCAGTGATACACTATTTGAGCTTGTACCGTCTGACATATTCTTGACTTTCTGCCAGGCCGATCCGCTCCATCCGTAAAGGCTTAAGGTAGTTGCTGCCGTGGTGTTTATGTTATCATCAGGCATGTAAATCTTAATACCAGACACCCTCTGAGCAAAAGACACCTTCACATAGTCAGAAGAGGTCAGCCCGGATAAATCCATAACATCGGTTGTGACTTCACTATTTACCTGGTCTGAATAATCATAGAAGGTATTGGCTGCATTCTTCCAGACCTTAGCCTCTGCACTTGGTAAGTATTCCTGATCCCATGAGTTCGGGATTTCCTGAAAAGGAGAGTAAAGTCTTATTGCTGATATCTGTCTTAAAATTGTAGGCACATAAATCTTAATCCAATATAAAGTGAGATTATTAATCGTTTTCTTTTTAAACGCACCCATATAGGATTCAGGTATAGTGACCCATCCATCATTAGAATAAATATAGGATGAATCGGTGACACTGTTTATTCTTATCCATCCATCTTCAGAGCTTATGTTTAAATATTCAATTTGAGTAGAGAAATTGATATCGTATGGCGCATACGATTTTATGGCTCTGATAGGATAATGCGACCCTATTAATAAATATCCTTGTGTGTCGACAAGATCACTATAAGGAACTTCATTAGATTGAAAATCATTTGTATTTATTGTATTACTAATCGTTGTCGATTCATAGTTAAAGGTTAAAATTTCATCAATATAACCAATTAACCCATCGGTGCATCCTGCGTATCCTCCGATATCAAACTTATCGCTATTTCCCCCAACTAAAGCAATAGTACTTTCAAATATTTTTTCCCCATTTATGAATAAGTATCCAGTCGTATTAACTCTTGTATATTTAAAATGATACCATTCGTTTATATCTAAAATATATTCATCGGAATATACTGACGTTTCTAATCCTCCACCGCCATTATTTTCTACTTCTAGCTTAAATTTTCTTACGCTTATATCATAATAAATCTTCAAAAATCCGGTGGAAGTCGTCAAATTTAATATGTAAAAATTTCCAGATAAGCTAGATAGATTAAACTGCAAATCCAAATTGTATTTCCCATATAAATTAAAATCTCCAAATAATGTACCAATAGATAGGTAATCTCCATTACCGTCTAATATTACAGACCCTCCCCCAAACTTATACTTACTATTATTTATAGTGGCATTTCCATTCGCTGTAATAAGATTTCCAGCATATGACGTACCTGAAACATTTGCTACTTGATAAGCTAAACTATTGTCAAGATGAACCAACGCCATGCTTGAATTAGCGGTATCTGTGGCAATACCCGTATAAACAACATTAAAAGCGTCTTCATTTTCATCAATGGCGACATCAGTCCAATCCCTTGGGTTTGTCATTGTTGTATCAACATCATTGGCAGCAGTAAAAACAACAGCAGGTTCAAATTCCATTCCCGGCCAAATATAATTACTGTATCCATTTGAATACAAAACTGATTCTCTTGGCCCTTTTGAGAATTCACTTACGAGTGATGTTTCAGATCCTAATAAATAATCAGCGGATAATGAAATAGCATCAATATATGCTGTAACATTTTCAGTTAGCGCTATCTTTAATTTTGCGCTACTTATATTGGTGTCTATTATGAATGATAATTCGACATATGACCATTTATTGGTAACTATCTGAGCATTGACTCCAGTATCGGTTATATTCTTCTGCATAACAACACTAGAATCAGCGGTGTTAATAATGCTAACGGTAAAATTGCCCCCACTATATACCCAAAAAGATAGCGTATAAGGAACACTGCGGCTTAAGCTGAAATATGACCCCGTGAGAGTTTCGATATAAGATGAAGATAATGTCATTGACACCGAATAGGTTCCAGCCTTAGATGTGCTATCTGTCCTTTGAACAAACATAGAAGGTTCATAAACCCATCCCCCTGTTGTCTCAAACCCTCCATTGGTAATCAACTCCGCATAACTCACAAAAGGCGCATCGGTTCCCGAATAGGGAACTGTGCTGTTATTCTGAATCACCACGCTGTTACCGGCCCCATCATCAGCCTGAGCAAGCAACATAGAATAATCGGTTATACCATCAGAATTATACTGGTAAAGACTTTTAATGTACGGATAAGAAGGAACTGCCGTTGTATTAATTCTCTGGTATCCATCAACCGCCTTCAGGCCGTTATCGGTATACCGGAAATTGGTTATATCTGAAAAGTCTACCCGGTCACCTGTGGCTATTCCGTCAGGGTTCCATATACCCTGATTCAAGGGTATTTCAATCTTGGAAAGGTTTGTATCTCCGCCTACCTCTGAATCGGGGACTTCCTGTGCCATACAGGTTATTGATATTAAAAGTATGAAAAGTATTTTTTTAAGCATGTTATTTGCCTTTTTTAAGTTCGTCTATTTCGGTTTTGAGCTGTTGTATTGCCACTGTTAAAATTGATATCATAGCCCCCAGGTCTCGCTGATTTTCCACTTCTTCCCCTGTTTCTATTTGCTGTATCACACGGCCATTAACCCTTTTCACTTCGCTTTCTCCCTGTTTCCTATAGAATAGGCCGGTTTCTTCATTGAAGTAGATATTCTTTTTAAGTTTTTTGACTTGTATCTTTTTCGTCTGGTATACCGGCTGTCGGGTGATATTAGGAACTACCTCGCCGTTTTCGATTTTAAACCCATCCTGCTTTTCAACTATTTCAGCAGAAATCTTTTGTTTTATGCGTTTACCTGAAGGATCGTAAGTTTCAACGATAACGTCCCGATCCTCTTCCACGGTTTCGAATGCGTCCGTCTGCTTGACTTCCTCCAGCTCAACATCCGAATATATTTTTTTTATCTGCGTTTTGTGTGCAAAGGCGGGCAGGGTGCTGTGGTCAATCTCACCATTTTTGCCTTTTATCCTCATGATTTCGGAAATGGCGTCGCCCTCAAAATATGGGGTATGGTCAGTATAGGAATCAGCAGTTAGTGCTCCATCAAAATAACCTGCCCCATTGACCCTGAGTTTTTCAGTGCCAATAAAAGAGTCAATCCCAATCGATAATTTATCAGCAAGGTAACCAATTCCTGTATTATTAACATTAAAAACCTCTGATAATATTATAGGATCACCTATTGTAACGGTCTGAATACCAGACGCAAAATATCTTAAAGCATTATCTACGATCAATGCTCCTCTCTCTAAAGCTACGCCTGTTGATGATAACCAATTATTTCTAGTAGAGGTGCTCGGATTTATACCATAACCTAAATATGGCGCACCAGATGAATATGATGTACCTAAAACCGCAAGATTACCATTTGCGTATCTACCAGATAAAATAATTTGACCTGATGCCGATGATGCTTGATTACCAGATATTATATTTCCATTGGCATATATATCCAACCCATTGTAATATATCGGCGAATTAGCAAATAAATAATCTGATGTTATATAAGGTATATAACCAGCAGAAAGCCCCATTAACTGAGCCATTTCCTGCACAGTAAAATGCTCTGTGGGTGTAAAACCTCTTGTTCTATCATGCTCTATCTGCCAGCTTGGATCATTGCGCCTATCCTCTTTGGCAAAGGCAATGGTAGAGCATAAAAGGATAAATAGTATTAAAGTTTTACGCATTATTTACCTTCGATAATTTTAGGCATAGGTTCAACATAATCAGCCCGGTATCTATCAAGTTCAGCTAAGTATTCAGTCATTATCCTTGAAGCCTTGCTAAATTTCCCATCTTTATATAAGGCTTGAGCAACTATATAAAGAGTTAAAGCCCTATCATAATAAGCTGGAACTTTTACATCATCAAATGCCCCTACAGCAGCCGTAGGACGTATTACCATATAAACGTCAATAGTATCCCCTGCCGTTGTTGCGTCAGGAATAGGATACACAATAACGCTATTTTCCCATTGCATGAAATATGCTGGTGCGCCTGTCATGCTCTGAGTCTGACCAAAAGAAAAACTACCAGCTTTCCCCTGAAAATTACCTCTTTCAAGGGTATATTCATTGCCTGTAGCATTTTTATAAATAACAGCTTTTATAGCTATAAAATTAGTAGTTAAAGAATAAGCATATGTATTTGCAACAAGAGTTTCCGTTTCTATATCTTCAAGGCATTGAGTCCTGGCAACTATATCATTTGTGCCGTCATTCACCCATTGGAGTAATTCAGCATCGCTCCATATACTTTTTTGGGTTCCTCCCCAAGTAGTAGGATCACCTAAATAAACCCTTGCTCTTTGCGCAATAACAGAGGCATCTGTAGAACTTGGTTGCTGTGAAGCCCCAAAACAATTACAAGCCCATAATATTATTAAAACATATAGAAATTTTTTAATCATTCCATACATTCCTTATGCGAGAAGGTTCTGAATTTGTATCAAAAGACCTTGAAATATCATCTAAAACATTCATCATCATTGCCTTATGGAAATTTAGATTTTTTATTTTTTCCTCATAATCTTTTTCATCTGGTTTAAGTTCCATGAGATTTACAACACCCCATGATATTAAATACTCATGGTATTCATCTGGTATATCAGCAAGTACACTCGCTGCACCTTCATAATCTATAATAATATCAGAATCATACGTTACATCATCAATTATTATCTGTCTTTTCCGTAAAAAATAAGCATAAGCATTATTGTTGGTCTGATCTGCCATATTAATTTTAACTATTTCGACCATATCAGTCTTTTCTTGAAATACTTTACCGCCAGAAACATAAGCATTAGCAAAAGTAGACCCTAAAAGATCAAAAGTGCTATCGCTTACATAATCAATCTTCCATGCTCCATTAGCCTCAGTACATCCAGTTACATCATGTATTCTTACTATCGCCCCATCTGCAAAACTATGGCTTGCGGCGGTAATTCTAATTAAACCTGATCCATTATTGGCAGCTCCGGTTATAGTTATAGCTCTGCCTGAATAATCCCATACTTTATCAAGAGTTTTACATCCGGTAGGAAAAGAAAACACATTTGAATTGGAGGTTACTGATACTCTTTCGTTAAAATAAGAAGGGTCTTTTTCTTTGATTTTAAGGCCCAACATAGGAACTCCTCGCAAGACTACTGCCTCTATTTGGGTATCAGTAAGTCTTTTAGGTGTAGGCTCTTTTATTTGTGATCTTATTGCTGATGTTATTGCTGGTTGAAGCATGATAACCTTTAAATTAACCGGACAGGATTTTATTCCTGCCGGTTATTAAATTGTTAATATCCTATAACTTCCAATTTTGCATTTGTGACATTAGACAGATTCATACCGTTAGGAGCTTCCAGCTTTACAGCTTGTATTTCCCACGGGAATCCCGATATCCATGCAGGAGCAGTATCATCATCAGTATCAGCGTGCATAGTTACTACAGGAACAATAGCCATTGTAGTTCCAGGCAGAAAAGGATGGCTTGTGAATTTAGCTTCACCTGCCGCAAGAGTTGTGCCAGTGCTTGTGAATTTGGCTTTCTTATTAGATGTTTCCATCGGTAAACTTCCGCAAGTACAACAAATAAGGGGGAATCCTGTAAATGTAATAGTATCAGAGGAATCATCAATGTCTGCATTTGTAAACCTGTCATGAAGGAATCCACTACCAGGATCGGTGTTATCTATTGTTAATGACATTTTAACACCTCCTTAGTTAAACTGCTGCGCCGTGAAATTCATCTATCAGTACAGACATCATAATTTCAGGCGTTGTTGCCCCTCCTGCCATAGTTGCTACAATGGGCTTTGCCGGCCCGACTAAGACTTTACCTTGACTTGTACCGTCAAAAACTATTGTATCCACAGTTCCCTCTGCTGATGAAGCAGCTATTGTAATTACACCTATAGTAGTTGTTCCATCGGTTAAAGTTATTGTTGTTTCAGCATTAATGGTAGCATTATTAACTACCGATACCGCTGCTGATATTCTTCCATTGAGAGGAACTGGAATCATATAAGCATCATCTTCGCTAAGATATAAATTTAAAGCGTACATATTAAATCTCCTTTTAAAGTGGGGAGGTTCCCCTCCCCGTCAATATTAAGATGCCGTTACTGTAGACATCTGTCCTTGTGCCCTTCTTGCAGCAGTTGTAAACGCACCTACCCAAATAATCTGGCAGGTTTTTACATACTGATTAGTAGGTTCTTTCCAAACTGGTTCGGTAAAGTTAAAATCCTCATGTGGCCTAAGTGCAATCAGTTTTGTATTAAAACCATAAACTGATGCTGCGGTACATTTATCATCAACTACCACCGGGGTATTACTCCTGAAATTAATAGTATCAAACCCTACTTTGGCAAGATCAGAATCATAATGCCTCTGCTGCGGCTGTACTGATGCTTCAAAAGCGTCTTTCAGTGTGCTTGTAGTAACAATAAGGTCTATTGTTTCCTTGCCATTGTCATCACCAACACGGGTACTCCTTGCAAGTTCCTGAAGGGTATCAAAAGACATCACCCTTGCGCCTGTCTCTACATAAGGCGCCCAAATATAAGCAGAGCTTCCTAATCTTGTAAATGTTCCAAGATCAGTATAAGCAATACCACCAAAAGACCCTGTTGCGGACATAAGATCAGGAATACCATAGAAAGGCGTTGTCTCTGATCCATAGGTTGTTAAAGCGGTTGAATACGCTGTCCATATAGAATCACCCATGATATCACGAATTGTAGACTGCATATTGTCAAGCTTACCCATGATTATATCGACTTCAGACCCACCGCCGGATACCTGAACTTCATCATCTATATCATAGGTTGTACCAGCCCAAAACTTAGCCCATTCAAACCTTGCAGCGTTGAAAATTGCCTTTTTGGTTGTGTTAAAAATAGTTGATGCACCCATCGCACCGCCATTAGACTTTGCATATTCAAGTACCTGACGTACCTTTTCGCCTTTGGGTGCGGTCTGTGCGCCTTCAAGCAACTTATAAAGCATAATGTTGCCCATTTTCCAGTTGTTCTGCGCTCCGGGAAGCCATACATCCTGCGTCAAACTCTGAATTTCACTCAATGTTAATGCCATGATTTAATCTCCTTTTATTATGTTAGCCAGCACCAGTCCGTATTTGGTTTAATCGGTCAATACCAGCCTGTCTCCTTTGCTGTGGGTTTGAAAGATCATAGTTACCCTGATACTGTGAGAAAGCTGTTGATTTACCATTTAATACTTTACTGGCTCCGGCTTTTCCTTGTTCAATTTTTACACCTTTTTCCATGCCTTTTTTTTCTGCGTCCTCTTTTTCTTTGGCGGCCTGCTTTTTTAAAGAATCAAGTTCAGCATTTTTAAGTTCAAGCTGGTATTTATCCCAAGCAATCTGGCCTGAAATTCCCTTAGATATCCATTTATCAAGCTTTCCGGTTTCAAACGCTTCCTGATAACCCTTATTTTCAGAAAGAAACTTCTCTTTGTACTTCTCGAATGCAAGTTCCGACTTAAAATCATTGATTTTCTTGTTGAAAGTCTCTTCATAATAAGTTTTAAGTTTTTTTTCTGCTTCACTTAGGGTTATTTTGTGTACCAACTCTATTGCATCTGCATCAGATATATCGCCTCTATCTAACTTGGCTTTAATATCCTGTATAGTTGGCCCTTGATTCTGAGAAACCATGCTTTGATAAGTCTGTAACTGGCCCTGCATTGTGGCAAGCTGTGTTCTTAAATTGCCTATTTCAGTTCCATGATGACCTCTCAAAGACTCTAAGTTACGTATTTTTTCATTTAGGCTTTCAATTTCAGTTGCCTTTGATATATACGCCGCCGCCAATGCCTCCGGTGTCTCAAATCCTGCATAATTTACAGTATTCTGTCCACCGCTATCCCCTGTCCCTTGTCCAACGTTTCCGTCAGGTGTTCCAGTTGATCCATTTTCATTTTCCATCTTGTTTCCTTTCTGACAGGTTCCTTTCGGATTATCCGTCAATGAGTCAGGTTCCTATGCGGATTGTCCGACTCCTGAGTTAATTTCTATTCTCCGTAAATTACGGAGGTGTTCAAAAGCCTTTCGACTTCGTTCAACCTTTTGTTGTTCTTTGTTAACATGCCCTGCATCTATAGCGTCACCATAAGAAGATGGAAAAGCTGGATGGCTTTCCTTTGGCCTTATATTCGGATGCTCTTTGTAATATGTTCTGAGATCGTCCAATGTATTTATATTTGGATTAGGCTTATCTCCATCAGTCAAAAACTTTGCCACACTTCTTACCCACGGCACAGAATCACCTTTTCTCCATATGCCACCATGTCCAAGTGTTATTACTTTATCTAATAAACACTTACACTTAGAACAATATTGTGAAGTATCGCATTCGGATATCATTAAAAATCTTTCGTCTTTTTTGCCACAATTAGGGCATATATAGTCATAAAGGGGCATTATTTAGCACTCCGCATTTTATTTAGAATATCTTTGCCAGACTGTAATCTGTCTGTGCTTACCTTTTTAGGAACCGACATCCCGGTTATCTGAAGGGATACTTCATTTGATATTTTGCCTTCGTAGTCGTTCTGTGAAATGCTCGTTATAATAAATTCACAATTTCCCTTGTAAGGCTCGCCAGTTTTTAGCTTACTGACATCTAAGCCTAATTTCTCTATTGAATCATCATTGAGGTTTATTTTAAGGCCCCACGGATAGGATTCTTTTGAAGCACTTATACCATAAGACATATCTGTTGATTTATTTTTACATTTAAGGTCTATTATTTCTGACATATTATCCCTCTCTTATTTCTGCCATTTGATCATTTGCTGCTGTCATTCCTTCGCTATAGCCACCCGCCTTTGGCTTTTCAGGAGTTTTACTGTTCTGCTGTCCTGTCCCGCCCTGATTCCTTATTCTCATTTGTTCCTGCATTACTATCTGTTGAACCTGTTGCAATACAGGAATAGGGCATCCGGCTTCAGCTAATAATTTTAAAGCCCCAGGTACACCCTGTTCTTGGACAAGCCTTTCATTGATTAACTTGGCATTGGGAATCTCAAGCATTTCAAGAAGGCTCAGCCTGTCCATATCACCTATCTTTCTAAGTTCCACAAACTGCTGTCGTCTTCCTGCCTTTGTAATAGGTGCAGAACTTCCAGACTCCACAATAAAATTAAACCTGCTAAATATATCAATGCCTTTGAACTGGACTATCTGGTTTTCAACTCTAATCTGTTTAGTAGCTGTATCAAAGTTCATTTTAAAATGTGCCCACAACCGGCCTCTATTTCTCACAATAGTATCAACCTGTCTTATCTGTGGGTTTGCAAGAGTAGCCGCTTTATCCTGTAAAGCTATAATAGCAGATGCAGCACTTATGCCAGTCGGCCTTCTACCCTCAGAGACTTCAGGGGTCATTGAAATAATATCTTGCTCATTCATTAAAAACTGAATAGCAGCTAAATATTCATTTGGGGGATGTGGACGTTCTAAATACCTAAATCCCGCCGCTGTCGCTACTGTAGGATTGAGTATAAGTCCAACATCATTTGATATTTCGCTATTCTTTACACCTGACCCTTGAGGATTAAGTAATATCGGAAACATCTGATGCTCTAAGGCTGTTAAATACTTAGTCAACATTAACTCAATCTTGCCTTGAGACTCTTCCAACTGCTCTATGATGCTGAATCCCCACCATTGCGAAGTATCAACCCTGCTTGGTACTATCGAATAAGGATATTTACCCCAATATGGAAAGCATAATTTAGCCTTGTCATATATCTCTGCTTCTGCCTCTTCAGGCGATACTGGAATTATCTGAACCGCTGGCTGCCCCGTAGTTGGATCGATTACAGGCTGACCATTAGGATCAACTGCTGGAACCTGTCTTCCACTAGCCACAAGTTCATCTATTCTTACCTGTAACAAATTCCAATTTATAGTCGGATTAGGACTATCATCCAGAATGCCCTTAATCTCAGTATTACTTAGCAATGCAGGACATAACACAATATGTCTTATACCATCTCTGTATACCGGAAGCTCCCTACTACCCACTTCTACCTGCTGCATCATAGGCTGGCCTGTCATAGGATCAACTATCATTTGCCCCGTAGCTGGATCAATAGCTGGTTGATCTTTCATAATAGGCTCAGTTCTCATGCTTTTATCCTGAACCCATATTTCTACAACCAGAGTCTTGCCCTTTATAGCTTCATTATTTTCAATCCCATCAATTGAAGCATAATTTGTGGTATAATGCGCTCCAGTGTCCCTCTCTCCACTTTTTCCACCTTTTGTAGTTTCTCTTACAGACCCTACAAGCTGATCTTCAGCATCAGAAGGTATAACAACATCTTCAGGAATACCATATTTTGATCTTATCTCCCAAGGATATAACATGTCTATATCGCACAAATACGGGATATTGAGGTCACACATCAAGAATCCCGGTGCAGGAAATATATTAAAATTATCCCTTAAAAGAATCTCTGGTTCGCCAGTTTCAGGATTATATACACCTTTTTCGCATGTAGTACCATACAGTTGCATGTTCTTTGTAGATGCAAATAAAAGGCCCTGTTGTTCGGTGTTATTCCACCAGTCTTGACTTTCATTGTCCAGACACTTAGCTAATATTTCATCGTCTGCATTGTCAAGCACAAATTCAGCTATGGGCACTTTCTCAGTCAGCGTAGCGCAATAAGCCTCTATGATCTTAAAAAGATGATTTACGCCTACCCTAGGGTATTTCTTTGGGGCTCTTTTACCTCTTACAGCAGCGTGAAGGTCAAGCCATCTCTTATGTAATCCAAGTCTGCCTATCTTCTCTTTTCTGGCCTTTTCCCAACATTGATTGAAATACTTGCCAACATGCTCAGAACCAGCTTTAGGCAGATTATTCGGATTATATTTGTCTATAACAGACTTTTCAGCAGTGGTTTCTATCATTTACTTGCCTTTTTTGAGGGTCTACCACGTTTTTTACTTATTTTTTCTTTTTCTTCAATAACTTCAGCTATTGTATATGGGTTAGGAATTGAAGCATCTATTAATTTATCTGCATGCTCTATCTTTTCAGCACTCTCCGGTGCATCCTTGATATACATCAACTTTCCTATAGCTGGCCCTTCCTGCCATACAATACTAAAATCAGGATCATACGTTTTCTGACCCGCTTTAATCTTACCATGCTCAGTCAGTAGTTCATCGCTAGGCCCTAAAAATACACCTGAACACCACGGGCACTGTAAATTTTTCTTAACTATACCTGCATGTCTCGGATATTTAGCATACGGAGGCATACCCTGTGCACTTTTAAACATTGTGCCATTGTACGGCCCTCCGCATATAAAAGCCTCTGTAGTGTCCAATATGTACTTTTTACAGCATAAACAGTATATTCTCATTTCTTACCCGTTATTCTTTCCATTAGAGTCTTATGATCATCTATATCCTCAACCTTTTTTTGCTCCCTTAACCTTGCAGCAGCCGGAGATAAACTATCATCCAGCAAGTCAGGCACACCCTCAGCATATAGATTCGACACATAACTCTGTGCCTTTTCTCCTTTTTGCTTCCCTTCCATGAAAAAAGGTGTCGGCTGTGTGATTGTCTTTGTCTTAAAGACTAGTATCCCACCTAAAAACACAGCCCCAAGCATGAAAACACCGGATATTACTAATCCAGATGTCATTATTATTAGTATTTGCCACCAGTTAAACATTTAATCTCCAAAATTAATGTATTTATTACCACTTCCAAGCTTTCCTGCTTCCATCTCCCAAGGTAATACATCCGATTTTCCTGTTATGTAATCGTCTACCAATTGGCCTATAGTCATTGACTGATATTTAGGCATTATTGACAATGGCCTTGCCATGCAAATATGACAAGCTTCATCATAGATATGATCCTCTCCACTTGTGTCTATATCCTCAATATGCCTTTCATCCATTACAAGGTTAGGTATTGTCCTGATAAATTGGTCACATTCAGGGGCAATCATCATCATGGGCATTTCGCCTTCTTTGACTGTCAACCTCTCCCTGAATTGTCTTATTTTTAATTCCCGGCTTGCATCTCCAGGGTTAAGCAATATACCCCTGCTTGCGAAAACCTCCGATGTACTTGGCCCTTGTCCACCACCTTGATAATTTGGCTTTTTACTAAAACAGTCTGGCCCTGATAGCCTGATTATATTCCGTCCAGTTATGCCTAAGTCTCTTTCCCTTTGTAATATTCCATCAGCTATTGCACTATCCTCTAATCTCAACCCTTGATTAGGGTGACCATTCCATCCATACCATTCAGCAAATCTCCATATCCTTCCATCTGCATCAACCCACCACCAACCTATAGAGAATGGCGCACCGAACCCCCAGTCAAAAGTCATATATAACTGTGCATAATCAGGAATATTTATCACTTTACCAACATGCTTCTGTCTTGAAAACTGAGGAAAAGCCTGTCCGATAAATATATCCCAGTCACCGTCTTTAAATGCCCGCCTTAATTGCTCTGGTAATGTGCTTAATTGCGCCCAATAATCAGGCCCTAGGTTTGGGTTATCACTTGCTAACGACGGCACATAATCAAATTGACTCCGGTAATCCTTTGGTTTTATGAACTCTTCCGGGAAATCTTTGTCCATCCAGAGTTGCTTTACCCAACTATGCCCTATCCCCCCAGGGTTTGTACCAGCTACAAACTGACACTCAATATCATCTAATCCAGGCCAACGTAACCTAGTCCTTAAAAAAGTAAATATATCAATCTTATTTTTTGTTAACTCATCTACAAGTATAAAAGCCCACTCACTTGATGCATATTTACTCGGATCGTCCAAATTTCTGAAGCATAAAGCCCCTGAACCCCATTTAGGATTAAGCAAAAAACATCGGCCATATACCTTGTGTTTATCGTATAATGTCCCTAGCCAGGGAGGGAATTGTGTCGCTATCTTTTGTAATTGCCTATCTGATAGGCTTGGATAATCCTCACATGCCAACATGCCAGCAGCGTTTTTAATGCCAAAAACCTTAAAAAGTACCATCAATCGCCGGACACCATACCATCGGAGAAAATAACTATTATGCGTTGGAATCATTGATTCCCCAGCTAAATATAAATGAGATGGAGAATCAACCTCTATACATTTCATTTTTTCGGCTGGTAACTCATTGACTGATACTATGTACCGTCTATTATGTGTGCCCCTAAACCCTTCTCTTTTTTGCCGGTCTAATTTTCTTTTAACTCTAAAACAGGGCCATTCAGATAAAAACTTTAATCTATATTTTTCTCCGCAATCTTTACCATACAATAAAGCCCGACCAACTTTTAAACACACTTTGATACCTAATGTGTGCAATAATTCTTGTATGTTTTCAGCTAAAACCTTATTCACAATCTGTATTTCGCATTGTCCCCTTAAATCACAGTAACCGTCTGTATCCATTAAGCCTTGCAATAATGCCAATCTTTGATTTATCGATGCCCTTAAATATTGAATTGGAATATGCTTGTTATTTAAAACCCCTAATTCCCTTAACTGTATCTTAAGCTTTAATATGCCATGACTCAATACATTAGCATGGTCAGTGACTTCGTACCCAGCTTCTCTGATATTGTCTAATATCGCTTGATCTTCCCATGCTATTTGTCCAGATGATGAACATCCATCACCTAACCATGCACCCAAAACATATGGATCAACCAAAAGATTTCGGTCAGGAAGATTTATTGCCCCACAAACAGGGATACAATGATTAACCTGATTCCCTATTTTTAGTGTATCATGTATCTCTTGAGTTGTTTTAACAGTCGGTAAAACCTCTTGAGGTATATACACCCTATTACCATTTAATACCGCTAAATCAGGTCTTTTCCCTGTACCTCTTTTTACCCTGGTACGTTTTCTATTTATTCTATATTTTTCTGAATGTCTTAATTGTTTTTGTCTGTCGGATAGTGTTTCTGTCACCCATTCATGGGACGCACCCGCTACAATCTCCGACCCATCAGAAAATTTGATACAATATGTTTTGTCAAATTGCTCTTCTGATACAGCAACAACATTACAGATTTGACCCTTTTCGTCAAAAACTCGATGCCCGACTTTTATACTAGACATCTTTACCCAGCCATCGACTGTCGGAATAGGGGTTGATAACCTTAACAGTTTCCCTCCACCTAATGCACCCCCATACAATAAAAATTTAATCTCTCCTGAATCAAGCTTTCTTATCGCATCCAATTGTCGGGGTGTAAATCCTGCTAATTCAGTGTCAAAATCAGGGGTTTTGTTTTTATTATGCATATCTACTTTTTAACTTGTCTACCTGATCTTGTATATCAAGTAAAAGATCAAGATACAAACTTACTACTTTTGGGACCTTATTTGATTTTAACCAGTGGCTTACAGTCGATGGATTTACATCAATACGCTTTGCAAACTCCCCTTTTGTTAACTGTAAATTTTCCAGCTTACACTCTAAATTTGGCTTTTTTTGTTGTAGCACGGTGACAAACTCTCATTTTCTTGGCATTTTACCAAATATCAACCTCACAAAATGCCCACCAATCGACGATCTCTTATTCTTCCTTATCCTTATCTTGCTTGTTTACCCGGTTGAATGTGATATTTACACTCTCCAGACCATCGGTATTGTCAAATATACCCTGCTCTCTCATATCAGTCAGGTTTACAGCAACAAATTTGGTAAATTGAGGCGTAAATAAGCCTTGTAAGCCATTCTGTAGTATGTGTTCTTTTTGTGCATGTTTAACAACTCTCTCATAGGTTTGTAAAAATTCTGGATGAAATGAAGCGTGTTTTGGGTCAATCCAATCATAAATAGCTGATAAACTTATATTTTTCTTTCTAGCAAAGCTCACAAGAGTAGGGAGATCATTAGGTATTCTTTTCCCGTCTTTTTCTTCATATGGTTCTACATTAAAGAAATCTTCTAATTCATCGCAGAGTTCGGGATAATATTTTGATGGTCTACCGGCAGGCATGATTTAACCTCTCTTATTAATTAATACTGTTTTGTTATGTCGTGCGATAAATCTATCAATCCCGGGTTTGCAATCTATGCTGCATACTAAATTATCTATGATCTCTTGTTGCTTACGATGTCCGATA